TTCAGGCAAAAATTGGATCATTTGATGCTTTATCAATTCCTTCTACAGGAATACCAACCGCATCGGTAAATAATTTAGGCGCAGCTTCGTTTGTAAGTTTACAATCTACCGATGTAACAGCATCTGGAGCGGTAGTTCTTAACGGAACTATAACTTTAGGTACATCCTCTATTTTCGTAGCAGGCGGAACATCTAGCTTCAATGGAAGTTTTAGCTCTAATGGAGCATTTACATTAGGAACAAACGGACATATAATAAGTTCGAATACCACTGCAAAAACTGGATTAACAGCAGGTACAGCATTTGTCTCAAACGCATCAGGAATTGGCGGAGGTGGTTATATAACCTCAGTAAACGCTCCTTATGCGATAACAGGTTTAGAAGATATTATCTATGCAAACTGCGGACCTACAGGATTCTTTATGAAAGTTGTTGATGGTACATCTCCAGTAGGTGGAACATTACCTAACATCCCACAAGGAACTAGGGTAACCATCATTAATACCTCGGCAGCAACAGGATATATTTACACTGGGGTAACTGGAACATCGTCAAGTTACTATACAGGATTCAACACCAGTGCCAACTACGGGGGATATGATTCTGCCGGTATAACAGTAGCTGCTAGTAAAGCTTACCGTTCAGCTGTAACCCTACAATGGGAAACTAGAATTGGTCAGGGACAAGCAACTGAGAATGGTTCTTGGATCGTTTTATCTGCTACTAACGTAACTGTTTAATAGAATAAAAATAAAAGAAATTTAATGGCAAAGACACCATTTATAAGACCTTTACAAGTACAAGGCGGAACATTTTATACATTCTCTTCATCTGCTGAGGATCTTTCATTTACATTCAATAACTCTGATAGTAAATTTAGATTTTCTAAGTTTGCATTACTGAACATACCTAATATAGATAATAGTTCATCTAGTCAAACCAACTATGTAAGATTAAATGGACCTGATGGCGCATTTCTTGATTGGGCAAACAACACCCAACAAATTATAACTGGCGATGCAAACATAGATTTCTCTCAAAGTTTTCAGAGCTATTGTTTAAACGTAGAGTCCACTATAACGGGTGACGATCAATATGATTCATCGCTAAAGCAAAATATTTCAGAAAGAATATTTTTTAAATGGTTAAAAGAAATCGGAGCGATCAGATACAGATCAGCTAATTCCACTGAGGTTTCTCCCGTATTAGATCAGAATACCGTTACCATTGTCAATGACGTTCCGATAACTCAAAAAAGATATGTTGAAGGTGACGCAGCTTATGGAACTACTGGAGCTTACGGCATGACAGGAGCGCCCTATGGTAGACTAGTTCAGTATGTTGGTAGTTTGGATATAGTTAACTCGGTAAAGAATTCAACCAATGCATATTCTGAGGTTTATGTTTACATCCCAACAAAGGACGGAAATACACCATACGTTTTATTTAAGAACGTAACTGATAAAAACTATTATCCTGATTATCAATGGACTAACAATCCGAGTAATCCTTTAAATGATGAATATCTATTTGGTAGAAATTACGACGAAACAAATCCTAGCGGATTAACAACATTAGCAATTTTTGATGATGATGTTTTAGGAACTCCTACTGCTAGTTATTATGATACCGGAGTAAATGGATCTTCGATAGCTGGTAATTGGTATTCACCAAGAGACACTGCAAACACTTATTTTTCAGATTCGCTTTTTACAGATCCCTCTAATTATATTCTTACTAAGACTGATAATTCTAACACTCTAGTTTACACTAGAAGCAAATTAGATTCTGTCGGTATTGATTTTGACCCTAATTCATATCAACAGATATTAACGGATCCCAGTATCTCTACATTGGAAGAATTTAACGCCACCGCAGACTCAGCAGACTTTGAGTTTAACGCAGTATTGATCTATTATGATGTATATGATCCGGCAAATCCTGCAACGTCCGCTACGAACTTATATGGAGTCTTATTTTTAGATGATGTAAATAGTGAAGGTGGTGATATTTACATCCCCAGACTAAAGAAATATAGACCTAATCCAGTAACAAAATTAAACGGTAATTCATATGGATTTAAGATCAATCTTAAATTTGATACTGATGTTGACCAGACTGGAGTAGAACAGGCGATTAATGATTATTCACCATTCTCTCTTTCGATGTTTATGGATGCTATGAATGTTCTACAAGATGCAAGTTCAACGTTGAATAACGCTTCTTCAGATTTCATAGAGCTAAGCAACAGAGTAACTAACTTAGAGAATATAACACTAAGTAGTCCTACTGCTATCAACATGGACAGAAGAATAGAAAGTATAGAACAAACATTAGCTGCAAACCAGGCTTTATTCAACAATACACAGTCTATAATGGGACTTATTGATCAGAATTATGATTTAGTAAGGTCTATATTAAATAATCAAACTAGCGTTGAAATATCATATGATCTTGACTTAGTTAAACAAGGAGCAGGTATTATAGTAGACAGAAGCGTACCAAATCAGCTTTCTGTAATAAATGCAGTTCAAGATTTTAACATTTCAAATACCCAAAGTAAAGGAACATTAACTCAAAGCGGACTAAACGAAATCCCTTTAATTAACTACTCTAATTATTTCAAACACGTTAATAATAGCACACCTTTAACTCTAACCGGGGATTTAGCAATAAGATTAAAAGACAGTTCTAATGCTAGATGGAAATTAGGACAAAGATTTAGAATATCTTTTGGTGATCAGGTATATCCAGGTAGTTTTATAATAAATATATTAACTAATGCTGATGGCCTATATCCATTAAGCAATCCTTCTGGGGTCTCATATTCTACATTGATAGTTTCGCTTGATAATAGCGCATTTTCTGGATATGATTATATGCCAGTTTTTGAAATCGTTTGTATCGACGATAAAAATCTAAAATTCCAAGTAGATATAGTAGGAAAAAGTTTAACAAACAACCAATAATATTAAAAATTAAATGGCAGGCACACAAAATTCAATAAGTTCGCTAATAGCTCAGTTTCTGAGACTGCAAAAAAATTCATTAGAGATCATAAACGGTTTAAATGAAGTTGCGGTATCAACTAATAACACGGTTACGATAGAATTCCTTGACGAAAACAATTTACCGAAAAATCAAAATATCCCTTCTTATGGATTTTTAAGAGGTGAGATTCAAAGGATAGACAATAACATACAGGCTTTAGCAGGTATTAGTGAATCCTCGGCAACGGTTAGAAATCCAGACGGAACATACTCTCAGGTTTACAAAAGTGAACCTTTGAAAGAACCAGCTAGATTAACAAATCTAGATGTACCTAGCACATTCGATGTTAAGGATAATTGGTTCTTCGAGAGTTTCTTGACCCCTTTATTATACATAAATGTAAATGTAACTGGACAAGTTCCTGATGCGGCAGATAGAATAGTAGTTAAGAGAATAATTGCTAACACTACAACTGATGATCAGAAAAACTATTTCGATACTAGCTTAAAGGGGAGAAATGATCTTTCTTATAACCAATTCATTCAGGACTTAACAGATAATGGTATTGGGTATTTTGTTGACGAATCAATCGAGCAGCTGCCACTTAGAACAATAAGATTTGTCGGAGAATTTAGTGTAACTGGTTTCTATGACGATCTAGTTACTATAACAGATACAGCTGGAAATCAATTTCAGGAAACTAGAAGAAATTATAAGCTAGATAAACTCACTTATACGGATACTCTCAGTACATTTGTTGATGGCAGATCACTTAACGTAGGTGATAAGATTTCTACACAGGATGGAACACAATATCAAGTAACCGAGGTTAATAGGGACCAATCATCAATTCAAGCTAAAAGAGTTTCTGGATATCAGCCTATTATGATCGGAAAAACCCTTTCTATAGCATCAACAGATTTTGGTCCTAGATCTGCACAAGTTAACATAGGATACAATGAAAGACAAGGGATTTTCTTTAAAGCCATAGATGATAACTTTAATATTGTCGGAGCAGTTTGGTCAACAGGAATAGTGTTTTGGAGCAATGAGCTTCAGACTAAAAATTCTAGCGGTACGGTAGTGAATCTAGAAACATATTATCTAAGCGAGGTATCTGATTTAGGTAAGATATTTTTAGGAGCGGCGAAAGAAAATAAAGTTCCTGCTATTGAGGGATTAGTCCCATCTTCACCCGCTATTGCCCAGACTAATTTCAAAGTAATACAGATAAATAAACAGGTAACTGATTCAACCCCAATAAGGGTTGTTAATGACAAGTTATCGATGAAGTCTTCCCTAAAGAGCGAGATAAATCAGTTAGATGAATCTATCAACCAAGCTAAGCTTCAATTAAATACTGGACTTTCTTCTATAAATGAAGGATCCTTAGAGTTAACAAATGTAAATTCTAGTCCTATATTAGGATCTAATTTAAGCCCGGTTAGTGTAACCGGACAAAAAACAACTCCTATTGGGGTTAATGTACAGGCTGTTAGAGCAAACCTAAGCTCATTGATTCAGGAGAGAGTTAAGAAGGTGGAACTTTATGCATCTCTAGTCTCTGAGGTTAAAACTTTAAGTGTGGATGTTCCGCAAATAATAACACCACCTAAATATAGAGTTAGAGGATTTTGGGCATTTCCTTCACCACAAATTAGTCCATCTACAGGAGCTCAAGAAGTTATTCAATTTAAAGTTAGATATAGATATCTAAGCGATAGCGGATCTGCACAGCCTAACGATCAGATAGAATTTCTAGATAACGACGGAACTAGAAAAAATGCTTCATTCTCAAACTGGACGGAATATAAAACTGATATTAGGAAAAAAGTTTATGATCCTAGGAAAGGAGTTTACATTTGGGCACCTGAAGATCCGGGTAATTCAGATGTTCAAAATATTAATCAGTTAGATCTAGCTATCACAAAAGGCGAAAGGGTAGAAATTCAAATCGCTTCAATCTCTGAAGCAGGTTGGCCAGATAACCCATTAACTTCCGATTATTCCCAGTCGGTTATAATTTCATTTCCCGATAATTTATCAGTTACCGGCGTAGATGTAGCACTAAGAACTAATACCGAAGACTCTGCAGTCACTAGAATGCAAGCAGAATTAAATGCTCAAGGACTTCCAACGCATCTATCTGAACAATTCACAGTAGGAGAGACAACTTATTATCATAATGCAGTAGGCATTGCCAGCGGATTCTATACTAATTCAGGAACCGTTTTAAACCTATTTGATAAGTTAACAGATCTTCAGAATCAGTTAACATTAATGAAAGCCGAATTAAGTAACGCTAAAGGAGTATTACAGGTTTACATTGTAGATTCAAGTAATAACAAGATAAATGTTTCTAAAGGATCTACTATCAAACTTAATGCAGGATTTTATAATGAGATTTTCACTAGCGCAACTACTACGGATGCAGGTAAGATAGCTTCTATATCATATAGTATCCAGTTATTTAACGCACAAGCTTCCCCTGTTGAACTTGCTTCGATAATTCCTGGAGGATTGGAAACTGCAGCACCTTCTTCTATATCTTCTGCATTTCCCGAGGGATATAACACTAATCTAAGATATGGGGACGGTCCTATATCTCTAACAGCTCTAGTAACTAATGATGTTGAGAGTTCAACAGATTTTAGACAGGCACCTCCTTATGCTTCATCGAGTGCATATTCACAATACCTTTATCCTAGATACAGAAATATTGGATTCAATCAAGTACTTTATTATAATTCAACATTGGCTGATTTAGGACAATATTTTTCTAACTCATACAGCTCATCTTATACATACAATGGGATTTCTTCTTCTAGTCAGAATAACTTTGGATCGCCCGGGGTTTATCCTCAGAATGGAACGATATTTACCCCCTATGATCCTACTTTATCTTCAAGTTATGCTACGGTAATAGGCGGAACTGCAGCAGCAGTTTGGAATGGAACATTTACAGGTTCTACTGGTGGATCACCAGTTGGTAATGGACAGTTATCGGAATTCTGTATACACACAGGTCATCCTTATCTTCTATCTGTAGGTAGCACGTATTCTTTCACAAGTTATTCTGAGCTGGTTAAGCCTTACAGCTCAACTTCAGTAAGCTATGCACCTTTCAGACACACACAAACATTCTGGGGCGATACAACTTTACCTCAATATTGGGTTCAGCAAGCATCAAGAACCCCGATAGATTTTGCAACAGGGGCAACTGCTGCTAGGGAAGATAATATGTATGCTGATAAATTAGGGTTTTCTTCTAACGATGAATATCTAATAGGTAAATATTCATGTGGTGCTTATCTTTATCTTGGCCCTATTTCAAATACTGTATTACAGGTACCTGGAACAACCGCATTATCTGTTACGTATCTAGGAGAAGGAGAAACAAATGCTATAAACATTCCAGTCATATTCCAATTTAGAGCAGTTGATAAATTGGGATATATTGGAGGTTGGAGAAAGGCAGGAAATTTATCCAATATAACTTACACGAAGAAAATAGGTATAGATATACAAATAAGAAACGATGACTCATTCTCTTTTGATGTTCAGGTCAGCGGATCTTACCAAAATGACACTTTAGTAGCTCCTAATTTTGATAGCGGCGTTAAAGCACTTAATTTTTAATAAAACATAATACGAGCTTAAAATATGTCTCAATCCAGACTTTTTGATTATAACTCTTCTTTTTCTGTTATCAGAACAAATCCAAAATTGACTGGAAATTTTAAAATTTCAGTAGATTCACAAGGTGGTGTTTGGTTTAACTCAATGGACGTTAATAATACCTTGAGTAACGACGCATTTAAAAAATACACCGTAACGGGTGAAAATTCATATGCCAGTGACGTCTCTACTTTTTTCTCTAATGGTAAAATTTCTAATGATATAATATTTCAGGTTGGTAAATTTACAAATGGGGAAAATGAACCAGCACAATATTTTTCTGATCAATATGATTTCTTCTATGCTAGTGGTGCTTCTGCATTAATAGATAAAAACTATCCGGAGGATTTTAGCTATTTTGCTCCGATCTGGATTAAGAACGAGATACCAGATTTCTTCGTTATCTTCAAGCTAGATAATCCGCTGGATTATCCATACTCAACAAATGTTACCCGAATAAATCAAAGAAAGAAATATAAGGTTATTGCAGATTATGATACCACAACCGAATTTAAAATATCATACGGTAAGGATTCAGCGGGTAATGATCTATATTATTACGATGGGCAAATCTTCCAAGGTAACACAAATAATCCAACTTATTCCATAATAAGCGGTACAGGTAAGGTTGCTGTTTATGCAGAACTTGAAAATCTACCATTGGTAAATGATGTGGCATCAACTTTCAAGGATAAGATATTAAATAATGCAACCGCTATAAAAACTTTTGATCTTAGAGAGGATACAAAAATTGGTAAATACATAAGATCTATATTTAACAATAAGCAATTTTCGAATTCACCATTAGAGGTAAGCTGGGGCTATGATTCATACACTTACTATAAGGGTGTTAGTGTATCCGATGGTATTTATACAAAAAAAGGAGAACTTTTAAACCAGTATCTTTCATCTGCTAAGTCTGATCCTATGATTGATTTAGAAGATTATATAACATCTGGATTTTCTAGAAATGGAATAGTGTGTCCAAACTTATTAAATCTTGAGTTTTTCTTTGATGATGCTGATTCCGATTTATATACGATAAACAGATATGTTGGAATGTACGTTTCTAGAAATGATATTGCAACAATTAGAACGAATGGCGAATTCTTCTACGAGTATAGAAATTTAGCAGGAAATGAAAACACCCCAATACCTTCAAGAGATAATGTTGGGTATTATTATAATAATCAACCCTATAAAGTAGGAGCTACATCAGGAATTAGATTATTCTATGAAAATGCGACCGGGTTTTTACCTGGATCGGATAATGTTAATCTGTTGGACCCAAATAAATTATTTTATCTGACTGATAAGAATGACAGTTTTTATAGCTTAAAAAGAACCGAAGATTACGGTGGGTATGGTGGTTCTGAACCCAAATATTCATATGGACCTTTCGATTATAACACTGGCCAATTTTCGGCAACGGGATCAACAGGAGCAACTTCAGGATCCCTGGTAATACAAAATCAGACCATAGATCTACTTAACTTCACAGGAAGCGATGATAAGCTTGTTACTATTAAAGGGGTTTTGCCAGCAGAAGCAGGCAAAGCTTATACCGAGATAGAATTTCTAAAGTCGTACGACAATAATATACCTTTAACTTTAAAGTTATACTGGCCAAACGGATCAAGAAAAGATGGGTCTAGAAGATATGATTTGATAAGCTCTGCAGATTACTCATCAATGATGGTATGGACGGGTGGATCTTATTACTCTACGGGGAATTCTTATTACTTTAATGCTTTCGGATATTCAACAAGTGGTAATTTACTTCAGGAAGGCTCTGAAATAGCTTTAGCCCTTTCGTCGGTACTTGCTGATGTCGATACTTCAACAATGGATTATGCGCAACAAAATGCGTCTTCTATTATTAGGGTTAAGAATTCTGGACTATATGGAAATAATTCCTATTCTATATCCATATTTGACAACTATCCTGAATTTATTAAGAAGTATAAGGGATCATGGGATAATAAATCAAATTACGTATCTGATGACATAGTTCTTTATAATAATACATATTATTCAATAGCAGGATCTACCGGTCCTACCGGGGGTATGCAATTCACAACTTCACCTGATATTTCCAGCAGTTGGAAAGAATACTCGACATTTAATTATCCCGGGTATGTTAAGATTAACGGAACCGATGCTTCAGAAATAAAGAAGAATGTAAATTTTATCGGCGGAACTGTTAATAAAAACAATAGAATAATTTTCGATAGTAAGTATTCAAATCAGGTTTTAGCTGGATATTACATTAAGACCGAATCTGGATTCTCTATGATAGATTCAGTCAATAAGTATGTTGATGACCCTGCGATAGATCAGGTTACCCGAAAGGTTATGGGATTTAATGATTTTGAATTTAAGCTTGTATTAAATCTACAGGACATATATTCTCAGGTAAATCTAGGATCTGATAGTTCTTTTAATGTATATGATTCTGCATCTCTAAATTTAGGTGTATTTTCTTTCTTTGATACCAAAGAATTTAATTTTGATTTTTGGAGTTCTGATTACAGCTACTCACCAATTCCTGAGACGTATAAATATTTCCAAATAAACCCCAACACAGAAAACTCGATAGAGCCTAATATTCCGTATTTTGTAAAAAGAGGACAGATAAGTTATGGGGGAACCGGAAACATCTATAATGCAGGAGATTTATTCTATGGAGTTACCGGATCTACATCATTCTCTGTTTCCGATCCCAGCTTAAATCTTAGCACAGCATCTGCAGTATTAAACACTATTCAGTCAAGAACTTCATCATCAGGGAATGTCGTTGTTTTTCCTGCTCAATATTCTAACGCTACTTATACTTCACCAACTGCATCATATTCTGATATAGTATACACTAGAGACCTAGAAGCTTTTAATGGATTTATAGGTATCCAGGGAATTCTGCTAGATCCTAAAAACGTAAATCCGACTAAGGAGGAAGTTTTTTATTACGGTAAACTGGATACGGAATACGAATATTTGAAAGAAAATTTCACAACGCAAAGAGCCAATATATCAAAAATAGTTCCTTATATAAGTAAATGGGGATCTTCTTTAGGTACAGATTCCAGAGGAAATAGATATAGACTAAACAGCAGCCCAGCTTTCTCCCCTACTAATTTTTCACCGAGTTTTGAGAGAATAACACCTGATCCTAAATATCTAACCCATGAATGGTTTTTATTAGAACAACCACCTAGATATTTCCCTAAGGAGTTTATGAACGATCAGAATAGTTATCTTCCATATAAAATAGATCTGGATAAAGCTAGAAGCGCAGATCCGGACGATGCTTTATATCTTTCTTCGTATTTTACAGTTGAGCCTTCCGATTATGATTCAGAGTTTAGTGATAATACATTTTATACAAAAGAGCTTTTCACACCTATAGTTTATAGTGAAGCTTCAGGGTACTATGAGACAATATTCAGAGGTTGTAAAATAGTTCTGAAAAAAAGATCTGATACTTTTTTTGACGGATCGGTTGAATCCGACAGGTATATAAAAAATTTCAGGGGTTACGAAGATTATAAATTTTCTGCTATATTAAGAGCGGTGAAAGAAGACAGCACAACTATACAGGCCCCAGTTAAGTATGAGGTAATAGAAAACGATCAGCAGAAGTTTGTACTTTTTGTTTGTGATGTGGTAATAAAGGATCAGAAAGCATTTGATCTTGGATATGATGGAACAACGATTATTGTTCCTGGTACTAAAGCAAAGATAGTTCTCAAATTTACCGGTTGGACTCCCAATACGCTTTTAGTAGATCCCGCAGCGTTTTCAACAGTGACCCCACTTGGAACTCTAAGCTTTATCGTTACTGCCGGACTTGGTGGGCAGTCTTTTGCAGATGACTTTATTATTAGTACGGTAATCCCAATACTAGATAGTTCTGCATTCAATGCTAACTATTCATTTTCATCAGATCTTGCTACTGCAGGGGATGCTATCGTGATAATCGAAGCTAATAGCGTGGGAACCCAATATTCATTTACCACAAATACCCCAACAGAAATTGAAATAATTAGCGTTACTGCAGGAACAGATAACCAAATGGGTCAAGCAGATCCGGTTTTAGATTACACCCTTCTTTATACCCTAAATGATAAAGAGAAGCTAGAATCTCCTTTGGTATCCTCACAGAAGTTTTTTTCGATAGATGATATAAAATTGAGTGCTGCTTTAGATCTTTCCCTATCATCAGGAAGCGTAGTTAATACAACCAGACCAACGGGGGTAATAAATATAGTAAGAAATCCCGAATATGATACCGATTTAAGAGAAGAAATACACACAGTTTATGTCCCCAATCCAGACGGTGCTACTGGTGGTTTAAGCTCTACTGGAATAGGAAGCTTCATCACGTCTTTTACCTCAACGGCAACATATCCATGGCCAACTGGTGTTGGACCAACCTTCATAGAATTCGGTAAAGTTTCTACCGCATCGTCATACCTATTTAGCATTCCTTTTTCTGTATCTAGTCCAACAACAGTTCCTGTCGGACCATCCTCAATATACAGGGGAAATCCTGTTACACAAATAAGCGGAGGATCTAACTACTATAAAGGATTACTTTCAAGATGCTCCGTTTCGTATATAGCTGAAAAATTCAACAGAAGCTCACCATACATAAAGTATACGACTTATGAATTTGATACGGATTCAAGCTCAACAATATCTACTAGTAATGGATTTGAACTTTATTTTGAAAGACCAACTAAAATAACTAAACCCAGCGGATCTCTGGTTTTTAAAGATTATAGTGGACCGCAAACACTAAAGGGTTCAAGAGTAGAAACCGGATATAATATAAGAACACCTGATCCAACTAGGCCTTCGATCTTGACCAGATATTCGGGAGAATATGAACCTATATTCAGAAAGGTTATCCACTTCGATCGGGATAAGACAGACACATTAGTAGGATCAGATTCGATAGATCTTTCTTTCAGGAACTGTAACTTTGCTCCGGATAAAAAATATTTTGGCATTTCAAGAAATCTAGGATACACCAAAGTTTCAGAAGGATCTAATATATTAGCTGCTGCAAGTTCCTATCCGCAAGGTCCGGTTTACCCTTTAATAGGATTAACCCCAATATCAAGGAAGGACTTTAATATATTCTCCTCTTCGTGGGATCCTGGATATTATGACAGATACATTAGCACTAATAGCGGTTCTCCTGTAGCAGGTACTAGAGCTATGAAAGAATATAAAACTTTCTTTGGTTCTAAAGTTATGCAGACACCTGACCCTATACAGGCTAATAATTATATAACTCTTGAAATTTCTAGAAATACTGGTAGCACAAACGTAAAAAGGTTAAATTCTAGAATTGACAGCTTTATTAAGAGTGTTCAGGAAATAAGTAAGAGCGATTCAGGAACTGGTATAGGTTCTGTTGGCCCATATCTTTCGGGAGTAGATTACAATAAGCTTGATCTTAAGATATTTTCTAATGCTGAAGTTATATGGCAGAACTTTCCGGATCAGAGAAAAATAAAAGGCATAATAAGAGTCGATAGGATACTTAGAAGATATCTACTGAATTCTGGCGTAAAGAAGGTGTTCATAGATAATATGATATCACAGTTTGGTGTGGGCGATCCTTTATCGATAAATGATGATATTAATACCTATATAGATTTAAACATTTCTCCTATATACAGAGGCGATGTATTTGACCTGTATGTTAAAAAGACTGCAAATACAACAATACCAACTTCAGAAATAGTTAGAGGTGATTTGTTTTCAACTGACCGATATAAAATGGAATATTTTATAGATAACAACTATAAATTAACACCAATCACAGATTTAATATATGAGTTTGAATATTCAACAGAAGTTGGTTTCTATTACTCTCTAATGTTTAACATAAGAATAGCTAAGATATAAAAAATGCCAAATACTAATATACAGGCCTTAGATTACAACGACGAACAAAGCCGACTAATAAATAAGCTTAATAATAACTTCGATGAGGTAGTCGAATTACATGGGGGAAGTCAGGGTACTTTAGGACCTACTGGTGACAGAGGAGCAATAGGTGATTCGGGAACATTCGGACCTACTGGATTAACCGGTCCAAGGGGAACGAGATGGTTCGTTTCTTCTCTAGCCCCTGCTGGATATGCACAGGAAGGAGATTACTGGATAGATTCAGCATCTAGCGAAATATACACATTAGAACTAACCGGATGGAATTCCACAGGATATAATGTGAGAACAGGAGCGGGTTTATTTAGAACTGATAGTTTTTTATATAGCGGAGGTAGTACTTACGTAGGAGGAACTGGTACTGCTATACAAATGTCACAGGTATTACCTAAGAACTACTTATTTATATTAAGTGACGTTACTCCAGAAAATGGGGTAGTAAATGAATTGCTATCTAAATTTTCGATATCAAATGACTCTCTTGTAAACGATTCACCTCTTTTAGAATTTTCAAGAAGCGATGTAGCTAACGGAACTATAGCTGATTATTCTCTGCACCCATATTTTTATTGGCCTTCTACTATACCAACAGATAATTCTCTTGGTATGAGAGTTCCTGGTGCTGGTTTACTGATTGGCGCATCGGGTGGATTCCAATCTCACTTTTTGTCACTTAAAATGGAATCAGAAAAGGGAACTGAGATAAACTATGGTTTAGATTCTAGCTCCGGAATATATGCTACCGGTGGATATAATATAAATTCAACAGGAAATCTTTTAGTAACCAGTAAGGTCCTTAATACCTCTGGCTCCTCCGGGGGTTTCTTAGATGCTATTAGGGCTACAACTTACGCAGCATCAGAAACCCCACACACACAGATAACTCCATCGGGAACCGCTGGATTTAGATCTACCCGAACAGGAGACTCGCATAGCACTCTTTCGCAAAGCGTTTATCACTTAACTTTAGAGAACTCCTCTGGAAATCAAGTTTGGCTTTCAACTAGAGGTAAGCTTAAGATGAATAAGACAATAGAGGGTATAACTTATGCTGGGATTAATGCAGGAACTACTGGAATAAGCGGGGGCAGTTCAACAATAATAAATTGGTATTTTATTTCTAGAACTTCTGCAACAGTAGGATCCCCACTGAATGACGGAAATACCATGATAATTAATCCAGCTATAGTCTCAGGCCAGCATGTTGGATTAGGATTATATAACGATCCAAATTTAGGATGGGGCGGGTCAGGAGGACTTCAAATGGGGGAATCTATAGATATAACAGTTCATAATAGCTCTGATTCCCCAACAACATCAGCTTCTGGGTTTAAATTTATTGGCGTAGGTACAGGAGCTTCAGCTTCTTGCGTGACCAAGGTAACGCTACCTTTCCTATCCCCAACTGTTGATCTTACTATTGCTAGAGGCGTGACTGGATCTGGGCTAACCACAGTTTACTACCGTGCTTATGCACCTTACTCGTCAATCGGTGCCATTGGATCTACCGGAGGTTCTGGGGGATCTTTCACTTATTGATATATACAATAACTTATTAAGATTCCGTAGAAAAAGATGCCAGATTTAAAATTACTAAGAATAGAAGAAGGAGACAATCAAAAAGTTTTAGTTGACAAGGCCAACTCTAATTTTTCTGATATATTAACTTTTGGTGGGGGTCCTTATGGAAAGATAGGAGATCTGGGTCCACAAGGGGAATCTGGTAAGACAGGTCCTGTCGGATCTTATGGTGATCCTGGTAGTAGGGGAAGCCTATGGACTATAGGGGCTACAGATCCGGGACAAACAGGCTATATTAATAATGACTTCTGGTTGAATACAGAAGCCGGATCAGGTAATCAAATCTATCAATACTCATCTTCCGGATGGAGCCAGTATGGATTTGGTATTCTTTCGCAAGATCTATTTAGAACTTATCCGAATTTACCTACTTCCGCAGGAGATTCTTCATATATTGGATATGTGTTAACCTCTGTGAATCCCGCTGATTACACTTTAGTACTTAGCGATGATCCATTGGCTGGAGCTTCATCGGTTACCAATCCACAATACTCAAAATTGGTCATAGCAATTAATGGTGGGGCAACCGGAAAAAATCTGATTGAGTTCACTAAGAGCCGTTATTCTTCAAATACTTCTTTTAATACAAAGACACCAAGATTCTACTGGAGTACGCCATTTTCATCAACAAATCCATCAGCGAGATATAATCTTGCTTGGAAAAACGGGGATTCTTTATTCTTCGATATTCCATTAGGAGAATTAAAACTTTCTACTACTAGTAAAGATGCGAATAACTCAAGATACAGATCTACCGGTTTTAATTTAAACCTATCAGGAACTCAGGGTCTTTCGTTAACGAACATAGGTGATTTCACAATAAATACTACATCAACAGGAATCCTGTTATTATCTAATAGAAATATAAGATATTTTATGACTCCGGCAGGAAACTACTATGAAATGCCGGTTACTTTTAATTTTACCAACCGTTTAAACGGTGCTCTACCCCCGCTTTGGCTTGAAAGTACCAGGCCGAATGCTGACAATTTATTTTATAGATCAGAGGTAGTATCTAGCAGAGTTTCCAGATTATTCTCAGCTTACACATTAAGTGAAGATATATTTGATGTTAAGGCTAATGGGGAAGTTTGGTATAATAAGAGAATCAATTCGATACAATCTGTTCAGCCTGTTACCTCGACAGTATCAGGTACCGCCACAACTATTGGAATACCTTCAGAAGAAAATGTCGAATGGTACACTGCAATACCAGGAGCAATTTATTCCGATGGAACTTCAACTCAAAGAATAAACTGCAATAACGGAACTGATTTTGTTATCTCCCCCTCTACATATGGACCTAGCAGCCAGGTTGGAATTTGCCTATGGACTCCTGCGACTGGGGGTGGTAGCAGTAACCCTAATAATAATGGGGGGTGGCTCAATATGCTTGGCGATCACGAGGCGATCAACTTTAGGGTTAGAACCGATTCTGAAACCAAGTTTATTAGATTCCTTGGCTTAAATACATCCAGCACATTCAATGTCGCACCAGATGATCCAATTGGTTCATTTCAGGCCATAGACTTAACCGGAACTATTAATGTTGGAGCATCACATATAGATTTTACAATAATGAATCTAGATCAGGGAGCTTCAGTTGCTTCTAGCGTTAGATGGTTCAAAGTCTACTATAGCGCATATGGAGGTAATATAATAGGAAATAGATGCGGGGTAATGTACACAACAGGTTCAACAGTAATTTAACATATGCACTTTAATACTAAATACATTTTTGCTGGTGATTCAGCTTCGGAAATAAAGAAAAAGATCAATTATAATTTTGATCAGATAATTTCTTTTGCAGTTGGTCCCAACGGGCATCAAGGACCTAAGGGTTCAGCTGGATATGATGGACCATCAGGAAAAAAAGGAACTACTGGAGCTACTGGTTTAAGAGGTACCCTTTGGTATAAATCTGATGACTCACCAACTTCAGGTAATCCTTTCGATCTATGGATAGATTCTAATACTAGTGACTATCGGGTAAATTATCTAGGGACTACAGGTTCTTGGCTATATACGGGCTATTCGTTATTTACGTCACCATATTTTTCTGTATATTCACCAATCCTAGGTCCTGGAGGTGTAACTGATAAGTATGCAATAGGCATAAGTGCTGGTTTAACTGCATCTGATACATCTTTAGTTATTGGAGATGATTATCCCTCGATATCGGGAATAAATCCAAGTAGAAGCAAGTTATTGATATCTACTGATGATCAAACAACAAGACCTATATTAACTTTCTCTAAAACAGGAGCAGTATCATCGGGTGTACCCGGTTTCTACTGGACGACAACAGGTAATTCTGCTTCTTTGAGATACTCTTCAACAGGTAGCTTTGAGCTATCTGCAAAGGACGGGATCACTATAGATTCATACACAGCAAGAACAATACTATATGGGGATCAAGCTGTTATAGATTCAGCTTCCGCTGTTACTATAGGGGGAACAGGCGATTTTTATCTGAATTCAAATACGACTATTGGTGTTGGTGGACAGCTTTCGATATCTTCCTCTAACCTAGTACTTTCCTCGTCAAGCTTTATTTCTAGGATCCCTATAAAAATACAAATAGATGGGCTCGTTCCATTCGGCAGTTTTCCTGTTTTTAAAGCTTGGAAATTCACTCCCTCTGGTGTATCTACATCCACTGCAGGTATAAACATACTAGGTTCTAGTGTACAGGATTCAGTCTTTGAATTTTTCGATCTTAAGAACGCACCAATATTTTCGGCTAAAGCAAGAGGATCTGTTTCTTCAGGAAAACATATTCAGACCACATTTGGCTCTACAGGAGGACAGGCTCCGGGAGCTACCGGAGGACCTTATCTTTATCCGGTCAAGAGAGTAAAAGAGGTCAGAGCCTCAACAATTACCTTGAATGCGAGAATTTGGGAAGCACCCACATCATTTACCCCAACGGTTTATAATGTAATAGATTTAACCTCAGTTTCTCTTTGGGACAGTAATCTGATTCTAGTTACACCTACTGCTTATAACCTTCCTGCTAGCTATGAGGTTTTCCTTAGAATCCCAACATCATATGAGCAAAATGTGGAAGGACTTTATAATGCAGGATATACTAATACATATAGAATATTCCTGAATGATATTACCAGTTCTAGCCAAGTTTATAAAATAGCTGGATTAGTATTTAATTATTGGGATTTTACAGCAGGAGTGAGGGGAAGAACAACAGTAGCGCCCATCCAATATTTTATGAGATTTAGATATCAGCCTTCAATGAACGCGTTTCCCACCGAAAGTTGCTATGTTGATCTAACCTTTGTTGGCTCTGCTAGTACTACAAACGGAAATCCTAGACTATTTTGGAAAACGTGTGACGGTATTAGTGGATACATAACATTGACCGATAGATATAGTGTGGGAAGCATTGTTTCAGTATCTGGGAAAGCAGTACTAATTGGCAAAACCGCACCCACTTTCATAGCATAAATTTTAAAATAAAAACAAAGAAATGACAGAACTAACTAAAAGAGAAAAAGAAGAAGTTTTAAATATTTCACAAGAGTTCATTAGAATTCATGGTGAAATAATGACAGTAGAGGAAACGATCAAGAAGATGGAGATCAGATCCTCAGAATTGATACAGGAACTCGAAGAGTGTAGAAGAAGGGAAAAACATTTTTCAGATTCTCTTTCTGTGAAATATGGTGAAGGCCAGTTGGATCCTATGGGTCTGAAATGGAAAAAAGAAGATGCTGTATATGAAACTATTAAATAAAGATACATTTTCAAAAGTATCGTCGGTACTAAGCAGCAGATTTTCAATGCTTGCTGTAATTGTTGTTTTGATTCTAATGTTTTTAAAACAATGCGGAGAGACTGCCCATATGGAAGCAGAGGCTAAAAGAGAGCACAATAACTATTTGGCATCATTAGATAGTGTAAGAACTATTAAAAGCGAGAATGGACATTTAATCCAGGAGAAATCAGCTTATGAATTAAAAGCTTCAGAACTTTCCAAAAGTCAAAAAGATCTAATACATCAATTAGGTTTAAAATCTAGCGGAAGAGGAAACACACCAAACTCGGTAATAAATATCGTTACTGAAATTAGAGATAGTGTTAAGATAGCATCCACCATTGTAAAGGATCCAAATGGAGACGAATCTATTAACTTTTTACATAATCCACAGATGCCAGGAAATAATAAGCTAAAAATAACAGGGAAAACACCATATACGATAAGTCTTCGTGTTGATCCCATGGACTCAACTAAATACATATCTACAATTTTGCCTGGACTTACCTCTCTAAATCTAGAACAAAATATAGATATTACAACGGGAATATACAGAGATCCCAAAACCAAAAGAATGATGACAAGAGTAACCACAACTTACCCCGGATTAACCTTTAATGACATTAACTCTTTTGATATAACTGACAATGCAGATACTAGAAAAGCTTTAAAATCAGCTAGAAAGGAATTTGGACTAGGGGTTCAGGTCGGATATGGAATTTCTGGATCTGCTGCTGGACTTTCACCTGGATTTTATATTGGATTTGGAATTCATTATTCACCTAAGTTTTTACAATTCGGAAAATAATTTAAAATTAAATGGCTTACAGCACAACATCAAAATACGTTCAGCTTACACCATATCTCCTAATGGAGTATATGTATGCTGATCAACCGCAGCCAGAGGACTACTTTGTTAACAGCGGCCCATCAACAATAGGATATGATAAACTTATTAATGGTTATCAGGATAATGCTGTACAGGTATTCAATCCTAATAATGATTATAGCATAACTCAAAATACAGCAAGCAATAGTGTGGTACAGATAAGTACTAACTCCTTTGTTACTCTGGATTCGAATTTAATAATACCTTTCAACGATTATTCAGATCAGCTAACTAACACTGTTGATCTTCCGATAGTATTTCCGTCAAATCTTTTAGTTATTTATGACACAGTTAGATATCATATTAGAGCAGGATATAATCTTTCTAATATAGATGGTTTAATTCTTAAAATAGAATTTCAGGATCAGAACTTAAATTACGTAACTGCTTCACAGATACTACTCAAGAAAGGTACTGAACAAGATTATGAACTTAATCCAAATCCAGTAGTTATCGGATCTAATATTTATGACAAGTACTTTCAGATAAAGATACCGAATCTTAAAGATATGAACTATAAGTATCTTTCTGCTTCCGATTTCTTTAGACCACAAACTTTAGCTTCTTTAATAAGTCAGAGCGGAGATGGATTTGTTTCCGATGCACCTATAAGAATTTCTGCATGGCAGGTACAAAGCACTACAGATTTCGAGGGATATTCAAGATATGATTCTGCAAGAATCGCTCTTCTTTCTTTGGAGCAAGAAGATCCTTTCTCTAATATTGGAGCTACTATAAAAGAATCAAGCAGAGGACAATTCTTTGAGTATTACGCAACGGACAATGAAGGATTCGTGGAAGATTTTATACTTTTCCAAAATTCAATCGGAAATAGCTATTATATAAGTCATCAGATAGAAGTACTAGAGCAAATAGGTGCTGCTATAATCGAGACATCTAGATTTGAATCAACACAGACAACTGCTTATGATTCGCCTAATTACTATAGACCTATCGTGAGAAATGCAGCATATTCTTCTTCTTTCTTTTTGAGATACACAATGTCATTAATAAACAGTGTAGATCAAAGTAGAGTCGTTAGGATATCAACTTATGCTTCAAATAATCCTGCACAGTGGGGAACAACGATAACCCCGATAAAGCTTCAGAATCTGCCTCAGGTTCAGAAAATATACAACAGGGTTTATTCCGCATCTTCAATTAGTGTGGGGTCTAATAACACTCCAGTACCTAAAGAAATTGTTAAGTACACAAACGTTTTCATTCAGCAAAACTATGTGACTGCTACGGCAGCAAATTTAACTTTCATAAATGGGAATCTGACTCAGAACAACGGAACATCCAATGTTACCGCTTTGGGTGTGGGTAAGCTTATAATCCCGATATCCCCCTTTGACAATTATTTTAAATTCAAGTTTGTTAAAGAAGGGCCTAACGGTATACCTGTTGCAATAGATCTAAGTAATAGCGGACTTTATAAAATTGCGTTCCTTGACGATGCAGGAAATAAAAACTATGTTCTTGCATTAGAAGATAATAACATAGCAAAACCTGCTTTGGGAGAGCTTGCATTCAAAGTTGATGAATCTCAATCAACAAAAGTTCTTAATTTTAGTGACAGAAGATTCTTTATAACAAACGGTAACGTAACTGCTCAGTCTAATACACTCGTTAATACAGTCGTTGATGCGGTTGTTAATCCAGTCGTTAGTGCGGTTGTTAATCCAACTGCTAATCCACAAAGTGTACAAGATACCGATAATGTTTCCTCTAGTTCACAGCAAAGATCTATAGCTTCTAATGGAACACCTGCTGCTTCGATTCCGTTAACAACACAAACCCCAATATCTAACGAATCGACATCAGTTTTATTCTGGGGATATTGGAAAAAAGAAGGAGAAGTCATAGTATTACCTACTGACACAACCAATGTTATTCCGCCTACTACTGCTACTGCTACTACTACTGCAACAACATCAGTAAATCAGTTGGTTAGTTCAATCACACAGGCACCTCGTAGTAATATAGTTCAAAGTATTCAACCTGCATTTAGCGGAAATATCGGAACATTTACAGGAGAAATAACTGCAACGGCACGTAACAGAAGTGGTGGTAACACCAACCAGCAATTATCGGGATCAGCATTAATAGGTGCACTAGCTGCTCAGATGCAAGGGTTTGTTGCTACCGGATGGGCTGAACAGACTATAGTAGATTACTTCTTAACACCAGGGAAACCTGGATATATCCAATACCCAGGATTAACTAAGGATCAGTTTAAAATTGCTGCAAATGGTATTCTCTCTACAGCGACTCTATCTACTATCGTGTAACTCCAGTTGTGACTACAAATGCATTAATAACAACAGCCGCAGCGGCAAGAAATATAGGAAAAAAATCTTTAATATATGTTACTCAATCCGAAATCAAATAGTTTTTACTTCAATTACCCAAGAGGTTTCTTTTCCGAAAGAGTGACAAAGAAGTATGAGAACTATATTAAGAAACAACCAATTCCATTTGATGACGTTTCCCAATATGTAAATAGCACAATACAATCTGTTGGATTTCCTGGGCTTTCCATAGATTCTGTTGAGCAGGTTAGGAATTTAGGTAAAAAAATAGCTTATAAGAGCTCTACCCCTATACAGGATCTTTTCACTAAGGAATTCACGATGAATTTTAAGATGGCCGATGGATTTATAAATTATTTTATAATGCTCGATACTGTTTTGGACTTCCTTAATTTTGCTAACGATCAAGTATTCGTACAATCACTTCCGCTTAGAATAATGGATAATGAGGGTAATATAGTTATGTCAGTAACTTTCCAGGAGGTTTTATTCACGTCTTTCTCTGAACTAGAATTGAATTACACCAATAATAACCCAACATATACATCATTTAGCTTAGGATTCAAATGTAACTATCTAGATATAGTTCTTGAAGCTAAGTAAGATATATAATTAAATTAAACACTAAAAATGAAAAAGTTTTCAGACGTAAAAGAATTAAACGAAATGAAGTACGGTCAGCCACTAGGTGGTGAAAAAGACCAAATGAAAAACCTTTTGGTATCTGCTGCAGGTAACGATCAAAGAGTATTAAACGACTTAGTAAGCTGCTTAACAGATGCACAAATGAAATCTTGTTTCGAAAAGCTTTCTAAAGTTTATGGATACACAGGAGCGGTTGGCCAAATTGTTCATCCTTCTTAATCCGTAAATTTTTTATATGAATATAGTAGGTATAGATTTTTCTATAAATTCACCTGCATTTTGCTGTTATAAAGATGGTAAATATACATGGGGATCTTTAACAAGATCCGACAGAAGTCCGGAATCGCTAAGAAAGAGCTTAAAGAAACCTTTTGCCATTTTAGAAACGGAGAAGGATTTTAAATTTATCTTCCTTGATAAGAAGGAATTGCCTGATGATTATACAGGTAGGGAAAGAATCAAAATAGTTTACTTCCTAGAAATTGTCGATTCACTTTGGTCTGGTATAGAAGAAGTTATGGGGGATTCAGATTTCCATGTTGCTATGGAGGGATTAAGCTTCTCCTCTAACGGTAATGCACTTATAGATATCTCTATGGCTACCGCATTGCTAAGGAAAAAAATAATAGAAAGGGTTGGAGCTGATCAATTTCACGTTTTCTCTCCAACCTCTATTAAAAAATTCGCCTTAAAGGGTAATGCTAAAAAGGACGAATTATATAATTCTCTATGTATTTACAAAGAGGATGAAACAAATTTAGCAATTTTTGCTAATATATTAGAAACTAACAAAACTGAGTGGATAACACCAGCTAAGGTAGTTAACAAACCGATTGATGATATTGTGGACGCAACTTGGATAACATTGTATTTAAAGAAAGAATTAAAGGAAATTTATGGAATTAAAGGAAATTATAAAACTGAAAACACAACAAGCCTCTAGTAAATTAAACTATTTTTCTAAAAGGTCAGAGTATCTACGCTCTGCAGGAGAGGCATCCCCCACATCTTTAAATTCATTTGATGTTATCGGAAAGATAACGAAAGGTCATAATAATCGTAACGGTCATTTACAAGCTCGCTACGAAGACATAGCTAGTGCTCTAATGAAAACACATTCAGCACAAAACAGTCCCAGTATACGCAAGCTAATTACAAAAGAATACAACATCACAAAGATATAAGTAGAAAAAAAAGAGAAATTTAATGGAAAAATAGAAAATCAAGAGAAACAAATAGAAAACAAAAAGTAAAACACAAAATCAAAAATTAAATTTAAAAAAAACATGAGTAATTTAGACATCTTCAATCTCGACGCAGAGGCGTTCGTAACACCAACCGCTAAACAAGGAGGCGGAAAAGACCTTGAATTTTACAAACCTTATCCAGAGGATGGTAAAGACGGGGTTTACAAAGCTTTAATTAGATTCGTCCCGAATCCAGTTAATCCAGCAAAATCCAAAATCCACAAGTACTACGTTTACCTAAACGACCCTATCAGTGGAAATGCTTTCTCAGCTGATTGTCCTTCAACAGTTGGAAAAAGGTCAATCCTTAAAGATCTTTTCTGGAAATTAAAAAATTCACATTCTGCAGCAGATCAAGAGCTTGCTAAGAAATTTGCTAGAAAAGAGGATTACTATTCTTTAGTACAAATCGTACAGGACAAGAACAAACCAGAAATGGAAGGTAAAATTATGATCTTCAAGTTCGGTAAAAAATTAAATGAACTTGTTGAAGCACAACTTCAACCTGAGTACGGAGAGCCATCGAATCCTTTCGATTTATTTGAAGGCAAATTATTTGCAGTTCAAGTTAGAAAGGTAGGAGAATGGAACAACTACGATTTATGTTCTTTCGTTGGTGATAAATGCCCAATCCAAGTGAATGT